AAAAGAAGCATATCAAAATCAATAATAATTATGGGATTTAAAATTAAAAAACCTCAATTTCAAATAGCAGCTCTAAATAACCTTGGTGCTTCAACTATGAGTAATTTTAATACTACTATGGAAGATTTTTGGGCTAAGGAATTAGCTAGAAAAAAAGCGGTTAGAGGAACAGATACATATAGTAAAGTAGCAAATGCTGCTAATAGCATAATGGCTCCATATGCGGAAGAATATGGTACAGATAAAAAATATCCTTATTTAAGTTCTCGCCATCATACAATGAACTCTATTCATAACCCAATGCTAACTAATGCTAGAAGGTCAAAAATTGAAGATGGTACAGAAATGGATGAAGGAATTTTAACTATAGCTGAGGAAAGAAAACGATATCAAGATAGATTACTTAATGAGGGTGGAGATATTTCTGCTGGTACAAAAGGTAGTACTTATTTCGGTAGTAAGTTTAATAAAGATGCGGAAAAAGCAGCTAAAATTGCGAACGAAAGACATGAGTATTTATTAAATGCTGCCAACCAAGGCGAAGAAGCTTTAAATGCGGCTTTATCACAAGAAGATATTTACAATAAACATGGTGTTGCAATAGGTCAAGAGATGCCTGTAATATCAGAATTTCCTATATCTACTCAAAATACGGGATCTGCAAAAAGCCTTGCAGGAGGTTATGCGGCGAATCCTAGTGGACAATCGCTTAGAAATATTCACAACTTTCAAGATTTAAGAGATAGGGCTTCTTCTGCCCAAGATTATTCTGATAGATTTAGAAATGTAGGTTATGATTTTGAGGACATGAAACGTAAAACAAATAACTTTGAAATTACAATACCTGAATGGGAATCATTTAGTACTGAGCTTGCAGAAAGAGAAAAAAATTCTCCAGGAACTATTAGATTTGAAACATTAAAATCGGTAGCAAATCTTGGACAATAGCCTAGTAAAAAAACATAAAAACAAGTAATTATATAAAATGTCAAAGAAGAAATTTAAAGACACAACTGTTGGACAGTTATTGTTTGGAGCAGCTTCTGTAATAAATCCTACCTTAGGAAATGTATTACAAGGAGTAACCTCACCAAAAGAAGCTATTGAAGCTATTACTAAATCTGAGGCACCTGCTGAAGATAAAGTAAAACTACAACAAATAATATTTGAACAACAAAATAAAGAAATAGAAGCTATCACCTCAAGGTGGGAAGCAGACTCCATGTCAGATTCATGGATGTCAAAAAACGTACGTCCACTAGTATTAATATGGTGTATATGTATATTTTCAATGGCTGGTATTTTAGACAGTGTTGAAACTATACCTTTTCATATTAATGAATTATGGAATGATACTTTCGAAAAGGTCATGATGGCCGTCGTTTTAGCCTATTTCGGCGGACGCACGACAGAAAAGGCAAGCAATATATTTAACAAAAAATAATAACAATAAAAACAAATTAAAATGGGATATTTTGGAAACGCTATAGTGATTACTAAATCCGATACTATCGATGGTCTTCCAGCATGGGAATTTATGAACCAAACAGGAAGTCTAGGTAAATACTTAGCGGGTTCTGTTATATACGTAGGTGACGGCGCTGGTAGTAAAGATGTAAATGTAATTATAGCAGGAACAGTTGGTGCACAAAATACTGTCACTGATTTAACAATAACCGATGGTGGTTCAGGTTACACTGGAGGTACTGGGGTTGCTACAACAACTACAGGTGATGGATCTGGTTTAACAGTTAATACAACTGTTACAACTGGTGCAGTTACTGCTGTAGCTATTAACGCTGCAGGATCTGGTTATAAACTAGGAGATATAGTAACTATTTCTACTGGAGGCGCTAACGCTACAGTAAGAGTAGATAGTATACAAAGTTTATTACCAGCAGTGAGTGATGGAGTATTGTTTCAAAACTTAAACAATGGTGATGTATTACCAGTAAAAGTAGATTATGTATTAAGTACAAGTACTACAGCTGGTGATTTTGTAGCCATGAGAAATGAAACATAAATTAAAAACAATTATTAACAATTAAATTAAATCAAATTATGAGTAAAAAAGTTAACAAAATTACAAAAGAAGAATTAGAACAAGTAAATGGACTAATTAGCAAATCAAATCAAATAGCTATGCAATTAGGATCTCTAGATGTTTCTAAAGACGGATTAATACAAGAGTTTAAAGCAAATCAAACTTTAATAGAAAAATTTAAAACTGGTTTACAAGAAACCTATGGTGAAATATCTATAGATTTAAATGACGGTAGTTTTACTGAAGTTGAAAAAGTTAAAGAAGATGAAGTAGAAAGTAATAATGGAAAATAATATACGGAAAATCAGTATTGGTTCTGATTATAAAAATGATGCAATGCATTATGCAGTAGGACAACAAGTTTACGGCGGTCATATTATTTCTCATATTATTTTAGAACCAGAAGATAATTCATATAATATTTATATAAAAAAAAACAATGAGGTATTGCCTTGGAAGAAGTTTAATTCTAACATGGCAATATCCGTTGAGTATGATTTAGAATATTAATGAAAAGTTTATATGATTTTATCGTAGAACCCCTAGGTGAAACATATAGTAATGAAGTTCAAGTAGAGAATAAAAGTTTAATTTTAAATACTAAAATAGAAAGTTTTAAATTTGTTAATAGGCATGCTATAGTAAAATCATGTCCTTTAGCTTATTATACTGGAATAAATGTAGGTGATACAATAATAGTTCATCAAAATGTATTTAGAGTTTTTTATGATACTATGGGAAAACAAAAAAAAAGTAGATCTTGGTTTAAAGATAACTTATATTTTTGTCAACCAGATCAAATTTATTTATATAAACAAAATGGAGAGTGGAAAAGTTTTAATGATAGATGTTTTATAAAACCTATAAAAAATAAATCTACTTTAAGCAATGAAAAAGAACAAAAGCTTATAGGGATATTAAAATATGGTAATAGTTCATTAGAAGACAAGAAAATAAACCCAGGAGACTTAGTAGGTTATACTCCTTATGGAGAATGGGAGTTTGTGATTGAAGGAGAGCGATTATACTGTATGAAATCAAATGATATTGTAATTAAATATGAAAACAAAGGAAACCAAGAAGAATATAATCCAAGCTGGACAAGTAGCAGTAGAGGAATTAATTAAAGTAGCTAAAGAACCTATTGTAGATTCAGATGATGACATATCTGCAGATAGATTAAAAAATGCTGCTGCAACTAAAAAGTTAGCTATATTTGATGCTTTTGAAATTCTAAATAGAATTGAAGAAGAAAAGAATATGTTAGAGGACAAACCTAAAGAAGAAGTTAAAAAAGAAAAACCTTTCAAAGGTTTTGCAGAAGGAAGGTCTAAATAATGTATATACAAACTTTATATAAAATATTAAAAAACCATATAAAGCCCCATATAATAAAAAGAAATAATAAAAATAAAAAATGGGAATATGGATACAATAAAGAACATGATATTATTGTTATAAGTAGAGATGGTACGATAGGAGAAATATATGAAATCCAAAATTTAAAAATAGCTATTCCAGCACTACCTAAAGTTGTACACAAATTTAAAACTAATAAATTTGAAAAAACAGAATATCCTAAAGAATTAAATAGAATTAAAACAGTTTTTGATTGGAAACAATATCCACAAGATTTTAAAGAAAAGTGGTTTACATATATAGATCAGGAATTTAAAAAGCGAGAAGAAGGTTTTTGGTATTATAACAAAAAAATTCCTACTTACTTAACAGGTACTCATTATATGTATTTACAATGGAGTAAGATTGATGTAGGAGCGCCGGATTTTAGAGAAGCTAATAGATTATTCTTTATATTTTGGGAAGCTTGTAAAGCAGATGTAAGATGCTATGGAATGTGTTATTTAAAAAATAGACGTTCTGGTTTTTCTTTTATGGCATCAGGAGAAGTAGTAAACTTAGCCACAATATCTAGTGATTCAAGATATGGAATACTATCTAAAACTGGACCCGATGCTAAAAAGATGTTTACCGATAAAGTTGTTCCTATATCAGTTAATTATCCTTTCTTCTTTAAACCGATTCAAGACGGTATGGATCGACCTAAAACCGAATTAGCGTACAGAGTACCAGCTTCTAAATTTACTAGAAGAAAAATAGAATTAGGAACTGAAGCAGAGGATTTACAAGGACTTGATACAACAATTGACTGGAAAAATACTGGAGATAATAGTTATGATGGTGAAAAATTAAAACTATTAGTACATGATGAATCAGGTAAATGGGAAAGACCTAATAATATTCTAAATAATTGGAGGGTTACAAAAACAACATTAAGATTAGGTAGTAGGATTATTGGAAAATGTATGATGGGTTCTACTTCAAATGCGTTAGATAAAGGAGGGGATAATTTCAAAAAACTATATGATGATTCAGACGTCACTAAAAGAAACGCCAACGGACAGACTCGCTCAGGACTCTATTCTTTGTTCATTCCTATGGAGTGGAACTACGAGGGATACATTGATTCTTATGGATTACCTGTATTCGACACACCGAAAACAGCTAAACATGGCCCAAAGGGTGAAAAAATAGAAATTGGAGTTATAAAATATTGGGAAAACGAAGTAGAAGGTTTAAAAGAAGATCAAAATGGTTTAAATGAATTCTACAGACAGTTTCCTCGAACAACACAACATGCATTTAGAGATGAATCTAAAGCATCTTTATTTAATCTAGTTAAAATATATGAACAAATAGATTTTAATGAAGATTCA